ACGATAAAAATCGTTATTTGATTGGGTTTCATATTGCCGGTGCAACTGGTACATATGAAGGAGGGATTGTAGCATTCACACGCGATTCTATTCAGAACGCTATTGATGCAGTTAGATCGGTACCCGGTCATTTTATGGCCCATTCATCAGGAACACTTAAATGTGAACAGATGGGTAAGAGCATTGATTTCAAACAATATGTAGACACCAAAGCTCCTATTCAATATGTAGATGATGTATACGCCCGTGTTTACGGGACATGTAGTGGGATGGTTAAACCCACTAGTAACATACAGAACAGTATGTTATGTGAGAATTTGGAACGAATTCTCAAATTCAAGAACAAATGGGGTCCGCCCCAATTTCGACCTAATGGTCAATCTTGGAAACCATGGTATGATACCATGGTACAAGTCGTGAATCCACGACATAATGTCAATCCTATTTTAATAGAGAAGGCAAAGAAGGATTATTTATCCGAACTCATACCTAAAGTACAATACGAAAGTGTTAGGAAATATATGAGACCTTTGACTTATTTAGAGAGTATAAATGGAATTGACGGAGTCAGGTTTATTGATTCGATGAATATGAGCACTTCAATAGGATATCCTGTTGGCGGTGCCAAATCCAAAAAATTGATACAACTTGATCCAGCTCTTCATCCTGGTATGACTAATCCACGAGATTTCATACCAGAATTGAGAGTTGAAGAGCAATGTAAGGAATATATTGCTGTATATCTCACAGGGAAAAGGAATTATCCAATTTTCAAAGCTTGTCTGAAAGATGAGGCAATGAAATTAGATAAATTAAAAGTGCGTGTTTTTCAATCCGCACCCCTAGTATTACAAATCTTACTCAGATGTTATTTTCTGGGTATAATACGTTTTATTAGTATGTTTCCTATTCTCAGCGAATGTGCTGTTGGCATAAATTGTTACAGTACTGAGTGGGATGAATTACACAAACACATCACCACTTTTGGTAATGATCGCATTTTAGCGGGAGATTACTCGAAGTGGGATTTACGTTTACCGTGTCATTTGGTAGGAATAGCCTTTGATATTTTAATAACATTAGCACGCATGTCTAGAAATTATACTGCGGATGATATTAAAGTAATGGAAGGCTTGGCTACTGATGTGATGTATCCTGTTATGGCCTTCAATGGTACTTTAATAGAATTATTAGGTTCCAACCCTTCGGGGCAGAATCTTACAGCACAT